TCAACTTACGTTATTACGATGAACTTGAATATGAAGAGATTGCCCCGTTGTTTCTGCGTCAATATCCGTTTGAAGCTGGGTGTCGGCGTTTTCCCGGGCCGTTTTCTCTGCGTCGATAGTCGTCTGAAGGTTGGTGTCGGCGTTCTCTCTGGCCGTTTGTTCCGCGGTAATAGCCTGCTGTAGCTGTGTGTCAGCGTTCTCCCGGGCGTTTCTTTCTTCAGTAAGTAGTATATTAAGTGAGTCGATAATGTAACTGAGAATTTCATTTGTGGAGCTGCTAACGCAGTTAGAGCCGGGCACATAGGCATCACCGGCGATCATCGCTCTTGTGACACGTACCAGCGCCCCGTTTACCCAGACAAGATCGTTGACCGCTCTATCCGCTGTCGCGGTGGGGCTATGCCCCTCATCGTTGGGAGTAATGGCCTTTTTGACATCGGCCCAAAGCGCATCGAAATTGCCAATTTTGGTCCAGAATTCTGTACGGTCCAGAGAAACACCGGACGGCACCGGCTGTACAGAAAGATAGGCGTTGCCGTTGCTGTCCACAACAACGGTGTTTGCCTCGTACTGGCTGGTGATGTCCCATTGGATCGGGTCTGCATACTTGATCGTGGCCAGGCTGACGAAATTCGTCAGTTTGGTGTTGAATTCGTTCAGCTCGTCCATAATCCAATCAAGATTGAGATCATGGAAATTGGTGTAGGGCGCTCTGTGGATAGGATTGATACTCATATAAATTACATCTCCTTAATACACCAGCAAACAAAAGTTGGCCCGGATGTCCGTAACGATTTTATGGACTGCATTTTCCATTGCAAGGGTTAACTCTTTGGCAATAAGGTCTTGCGGGTCTCGCCCTGTCCGGCCCTTCTCGGTCACGGTGTCTTTGTAGCCGTTGTGCAATTCGGATGTGTTGTTATCGGTGGTGGTCTGATCGGTGGTGGTCGTGTCCGTGCCGCTGCTGGTAATGGTGTTCCCGGTACCAAGGGCCGTTGTACTCTTTTCAGCGGTTTGCAATGTCCCGCTGTCAAACCCCGTGACGTCCCGGGTGGTGCTGTCGCTGCCGGTATTCTCGCCGGTGGTGGTCAGGTTAGGCTCTCGGGTAGTTGTTCCCTTCACGCCGTTTGTGCGGTTGATTGTGCCGCCGCTGGTTCCTGCATGGTCTGTGGTTCTGATTCGGTAATCGGATGCCAAAGCACCGTATTTAAGGCCCAGCGCCTCGGCGTACCGGGTCCAGCTCGGAAGCATGGTTTCAGAATAGACGCCCAGCGCCCTGCGCATCGTGGGGCCATCCGCGTATAATACCTCCAATTCCAGCGTATCAAACAGTAATTGATTGCAGACAGTTTCTTTAGATACACTGTCAGGGACTTTCAAGTCATCGAACAGGTTCGGGTATCTTGCCAACAGGCCGTTAAAGCTCAATGTTGCGTGCATCGTTGTTCACCTCCTGCGCTCCAGTATCGGGCGGAAAACGCCAATCAACCCATAAAGTAGATTTGTCAATTCCAAAGAGCTTGTGGACCCGCTCACACCCATGCTGCAAGCTGTCCAACCATAGCGACGCTTTGGCGGCTGTCTCAACGTTGTTAGAATTGACTTCGTCAGTCAGCATCCGCTCTTTCTTGCTTGTGTTGGTGTTGGGGATGCCTACTTCAGTATCGAACAGGGCTTTAATGGTTTTAAGGGCTGTAAGCAATTCGTTGGTAATGAAGTTCCCTTTGAGGTCAGTTGCAAAGTACATCCAAGGGTCTTGCCCGGATGCCCCATTTTTAGGCGCTTTGAGCAACGAGGAATCCACAAACACGGCGGGGTCGCCCTGCATGATCTGGTCAAACATCTTTTTAAAAGATTCTGCACCGGCCTTGTTACCAGATGCAAACACATATGCTAACCTGCTGTTTATTAAATTGCTCTGGATGGTCTGGGCCGCAAGGGCCATCATATCCCCATAATAGGCCACAATATCCACCATACCGCGGTAATCGGGCTGCAAATTGATGATCTCGCACTGCTTTCCGATCTGTAAATATGGGGACCCTTTAATAAAAGGGTTTGCAATGATGGAGTGTGTCGGATTATAGAAAATGTTGATGCCGGTTAGTCCCATTCGGTCATATACGAGGCCATAACGGTCTGTATTAAACACCGTAACACCGCCGGAACCGAAAACAAGATACTGCAAGCGGTTACTGGGCCATGTTTCGGGCAATGTCCACCGAACCATAGACACCGCTTCAAGGAACAGATATTTGCGGAAATAATAGGATAAGCTGTTGCCTTTGGTGTGCATTACGGAGGGAGTCACCGGGGACACATGAGCGTTGATTTGCTCATAGCTGTAGGGGGCGCTCATAACAGACGACCCCCTTTTGCCATTTTAAACAGTAACCACACCGGCAACTTACCGGTGGGCCACGGCCCGGGACCCGGGCCACCGCCGGAGTCCCATTCTACATCCCATGTGCCAACCTGATTCGGGATTCTGATAATGCTGGACGGGTCCCTCAGGTTTCCGGCTGCATCGGCATACTCCCAGTGCGTGTGAATGCCCGTTGCGTTGCCGGTCTCTCCCTGGGTGCCGATAAACTGCCCCTTGGAGATTGTGTCACCCACGTTCCAAATCTGTGAGGCAAAGTGTGCGGCTCGCCATGTCGTGCCGTTGGCCATTCGCACTTTAATCATATTGCCCCATGACTGGTCGCCCGAGGTGCTGCCATTCCAATGCTGGGCCACTACCACAACGCCCGCCTCGGGCGCGTACGCTTTATGATTACCGTGCACCGTGTCAATGCCCCGGTGGGGACTTCCGTCCGGGTACGCCGGATAACCGGCGGTAACTCTGATTGGCGACACATCAGTAATACACTGTTTATATACTGCCATTGTTTATGCCTCCTACTCATAGAAAAAGCCATTCTTCAGATAACTTTTGACACTGTCGATTTCTTCTGCTGTCGCCGCTAGTGCGATGTCGGGATCGTCAACCATAATATACCCCGGAATTGTGGACAACTGTACCCGCTTACACAGGGGCCGTCCGTGGTCCTCATTGTTGTCGTCCACAAGAATTTTAAAGCGAGCGACCATATACGGCACCGAATCAAAAGCTATTGTGGACCCCGTTGCGCCCTTGCTCGCTACATCTGCATTAGTTGCCTGTGCAGCATTTAAAATACCGTTTCCGACGTCTGAGAACGAACCCCCGGATAATGCTGCCTGGATACCTCCGAACGCTGCCGCAATACCAGTATGCAGCAAGCCTCCGCTGCCCGACGGTATATCAAATGTAATATTGGAAAGTTGAATAGGTACCCCAAGTTTGGCGGTTGTCTCGTGTACTAGCTGATTCGAATCGGTAAATATACGTAAGATACTGTCACCGGTAAAAAGGTCAACCATATATTGTATAGATAAGGTGACAGCGCCCCACAGTTTAGATGCGTCAAGAGGTATCACTCCAAAGGGCTGCAAGAAGATAGTGTAGTCCGTGTAGGGGGAGGCATTACAATACCCTCCGCGGCTTACCGCTTGAGGGTGCTTCGGGATACTCACGCTCACCGATTTTGTTAATTTGTTATTGTCTTCTCCCAAAATCCAACATGGAACGCCTATCGACCACCACCCGATATCTACACTTGAAACAAGCGGTAAATGTGCGGTGATTTTGGCGATGTCAAATGGAAAGTAATTGCAACTTACGATATATTGATAGGGATTAAAAAGAACTTTTGTTAAACTGTCGCTAATTTCCGTATTGTCAATACTAAGGTATGACACATCAGTCAGCAATTTTGCAGATAGTTTTTTGGCATTTGTAGGGGTCATTACTGCATATGTAATAGCCCCAATGGAGTTTGCGGCTTTAGCTATAAACCCAATAACAAAGAATCCCCCCGCTAATTGTTTCCGCAAAGCCACCTTGAAAAGCGGTTGTTACACTTTGCACTTTAGCCGATGCCGGGTAGAGTCCATCTGAAATTGTACCATCATAATGTGCCGACGATCTTGTGACATACTCCGTACTATTGCCGATTTGGTCGCGGTAGCTTGCCAGCGTGTCAACAGTCAGCGAGGCCTTCCAGAGACCATCTGAATATGTCCAATTTTTAACCCAGTAATACCGGCTGAATGTGGGAAGGTAGCAATAATTGTACCCGGTAGGGTCTTTCTGTGTTTTGATCTTGATTTCCGGGTCAATGATGTTGCAAGGGGCTTTAAGGTCAATTCCGAACTCCTGCCCACCGCTGGGCCGCTTTGTGCTGTTTGTGCGCTTTGCAAACTGATAAAAGGTAGCTTGCATTTTGCACCTCCTATAAAATAACCGGCGGGCATAGGCCCGCCGGTGCCGGTCAGGACTTCGAGGGGTTGGCGTCCTTGTAGGTGGTGGTTTTCAGGGTGGAGGCTCTGGCTGCTTTGCCCGTGCTGGGTGCAGTGACGTCTCCGGCGGTCATCAGGAACAGAACGGCGTTTTCGGTGAAGTCATCGTACCACGACCAACCGTAATGATACCAGAAGTTCGTATAAAGGCCGCGGGCGTTCATGGGGGTAGGGACCACACGGGACAGCTTCGGAGTGTACCCGATAGTATCCCAGTCCAGCAGGCATCCGAACACATTGGACAGCTGCACCGCGGCATTCTTCTTTGCCTCGCCGGAGGTTGTGGTCACAACCGGCGACGCAGAGATGGTTTCGCGCTCGTTGATGTTCTGCCAGAAAGTGACCTGCTCCGCGTCGCGGTATTTCAGCATATCGTCATGGAATACCTCGGGAATCACGCGGGCGTCGATCTGGCTCTGCATACCGCTGTACAGATAGAGGTGCTGACGATCATACGGGGTGTGGCGCATGATGTTGTACGTCGTGCTGCCGATCTGCCAGTTCTGATGCCAGTTGATGGAACGCTCTTTCATCAGGCGCGAAATGTCATTGATGCGGCCATATGCGTATTTTGCGAATCCCGGGAAGTTTGCTTCCTTATACACGTCCTGTACGGTCAGTATTGTGCCCTGCTGGTCGTTGTACTCGTCGAGCAGATAGACGACACTGTGGGGGCTTGTAACCGTCATGCCGGTCAGATGATTCGCCATCAGGTTATTGGCGAGGTTCCGTCTGTCTGCCTCGATCTGGTTCGACAGATGCAGCACGAACGAGGACCAGAATTGCGCCAGTTCCTCGGGGCCTTTGAACGCCGCTTCCATCTGGGTATCAGCCTGCGTGTACACGCGGCTATAATTGGTCTGGCCGTAGTAGTTTGTCTGAAGGACTTTAGGCTTGTGAACTTCGTACATATCCACATTCTGGCCGTCTTGCAGCGCCCACGCCTTATCGGTGACGGGGTCAGTGTCGCAGAAATTGATCTTCCGCACATGGTTCGACCAGTCGTCACCCGTGACCTGCAAGCGTTTCAGCGGGGCATCGTAGGGGCGAACGGCAAAAATGGTACGTCCCAACACCTGGCTAATCGCTTTAGTGTAGTTGTCGGGGCCGGTCAGCAACGTGGCCTGCGCAACAGACACAAAGCTAGACGTGTCCACGATGGGGGTCGTCGGTTCCTGACCGGTGGCCATCTTATTGATCTCAGTCAAAATTGCGGCAATGTCCGCAAAATCCATACCGAGAGGCATATTATTTCACTTCCTTTCCATAGGTTGGGTCGATGATTCGGGCTGTCACCGTAGCGGCATCTGCCACCGGCTGCTGCTGGATGCCAAGGCCCAGCGCGTTTGCCTGCAATGTCTGGGTCATGGTCTGCATTGTCTGGGCGGTGGTCTGCTGGCCCTGCAAAATCTGCTGCAACAGGGTTTCAAGGCCATCATACTGCGGCACGGGCTGCGGTGCGGGCTGCGGCACGGGCTGCGGTGCGGGCTGCGGCACGGGCTGCGGTGCGGGCTGCGGCACGGGCTGCGGTGCGGGCTGCTCCATAGCTTCGATCTCTGATTTGGTGTATCCGGCCATTGCGAGGGCCGCTTTTTCACTGATTTTCAACTTTGGTCGCCTCCATTACAACGTATGTGTCATGCGCCAAGCATTTAATAACTTGGTCTTTGTCTCCTGCGGTTACGGGGCCCACTGCGCAACACTGCCGCGTGTGAGCGACGTTTGCCCAGTCGCTATAATAGGTGACATCCAAACGAGCGCACAAATCAGCCAGCAGGAACGCGCGCTCGTTTGTGATTGACTGGGCAAAAATGATATAGCACCCCATAAGTTAGCTCTCCTTCTTGATCTCGTCCAGAGCGAGCCGCATTTCAGTAATAGCCGCAGTATTCTCCTTAACCACAGTGTTGCACTGATACCACATTAGCAAGAATGCGGCAATGGGAAAACCCACGTTAGAAATAGCCTGAATTACAGTATTGGCATCCATTTTGTACACCTCCCATACAGATACAAGTAAATCCCAGGTTCTTGCGCTGGCTGACGCTTGCCCGCCCCTTCCGGGGGCTGCCTGTGGGCACCTGGGATTATCTTTATAATACACCGACTGTGTAAAAAAAGTCAAGTACCGCAGTACTCGCGGAAGAAAATTTCATCCGAATAGCGCTCAAATTCTAGTTGCCGCTGCAAGTATGCGGGCCAGATGTACCCATACGCGGCCCTAAACCGTTTCCGCTCATAATCGCCGGTGCCGTATGTAGGCATCTCCCCGGACCTGTGACGGCATACATAGTATAGTGGCTTGCTCTTGTGCTCGTAGATGCAGCACCGCCCAATTTGTACAAGCGGATAATATTCTCGCAGGGGCCGGGACACTACCAGACTCTTTTCTTCCGCGCTATACTGGTTTTCAATGGCTGATCTATAAAAGTCTGTGCCGCTCATAGACCTATAGAGGGCCGTATTGGTTTTCTCTTTGGCGATAGGGCTGTCCACAAGATCAATCAAAAGAATGCCTTTATCGGCCAACAGCTTAACGCGCTCTTTCTTGCCGATCATCTTTTCAACTGTATCTGTAATTTCCCACTGCATATAATAGGGGTTTGCCATGCCAACAGCGTTTGACATACACAACAGCGTCAGGGGCTTTTGCCCTTGCAATTCGCGGTTACGGTTGACCGTCTCATAAATGTTGGCAAGGCCTACACCCTCGCCCCGCCGGTAATAGTCGGACTCTTCTTTCTGGTATTCGTCCAAGATAATTATATTGGTATGGGGGCTTGAAAAACCACGGGTTCGGGCAAGGGTTACGACACTTCCCACAACTCCGGCCATTTGGGCCGGTTTTATGGGAGACCCTGTATCAGTGTAGGCCCCTGCGTTGCCCACTTCATAGAGACCCGCTATTTTAGGTATTTTAAACGGGGCGTAATGTGTTTGTAGATCATCATTCAACGGAGACCATGGCCACATGCTGGGCGAGGCACATATAAGTTCCGCCTGCTGCGGTGTACGGCGCAGATACAGAAATTCCTCCCCGGTCTGGTGGACGTGCTTTAGCGCTCCATAGGTCTTGCCGGTACCACGTCCGCCCCAAATAAAAATAATAGATGCTCCCGTTGACAAAATGCCATCTTTTTCGGAAAAATTCGGCCATCCTTCGTCGGTGTATAGTTTAATCATCAGACAACCTCCATAATCTTGTACCCTAATATCTTTGCGTATTCGTCGGTAATTCCCAACGTATAGGTATTATCACAAATACACAGGTTTCTTGTTATATGTACCGTATGCCCGTCAACCACAAAATCGGGCACATTGGGCCGGTCATTATAAATAACCTGATTTCCGGCGGCAAGACAGAACGTAAAGCCGGGCTTGAATACCTCAAAACCACCCCACAGGGCCAGCTCCAAACCGCCTTTCCGCTTGCTAACTCCTGCTATGGTAGTAGTAATTGGCCCGCCCTTTTTATAGGTAGTCGCGTATTTTTTAGCGCCCCACGTCATAAACTCCGCATAGCTGCGCTCCTGCTCGTACACGCCCATGTAATGAGTATTACCTTTTGGGTCTGTAGCGCAAGCGCCGTTATCTTTCGCAATCTGCGTTACGGCCTTGTTAAAATCCATTAAGTTGATATTACCCATGTATTTGACACTGTCCGTATCACAATATACGCCATTTTTGCCCGCGGCCCATTGCGCTATTTTTAGGCGCTTGCGGGTGTGAGCGGTTGTCCATACGCCCCATTGATACGGTAAGAACAAGTGGGGGTAGTGGTCGTAATAACTGCCCTCTGGGTCGTCGGTGCATTCGCTCCAAAGATTGTCGGGGTCGTCCTCGTCAAAAAGTGTGTCCAGCTGCAAGGGGTCTTGTGCGGTCATGCCGTAATAGCTATTGAGATCACCCTTGGACTTGACATAATACAAATCTTGACCGGGAACACCTTTAAGGGATGTTTTGCCGGTGTAACTCTCTTTTACACAATCCGTTAAGGGCTTTGGCAGTTTGCCATAATCGGACGTGTAGAGGTCCATAACGTTAAGAGCGTCCCAATCATATTCTTTAGCAATGATTCTAAAATCTATATCGGTTATGGTGATCTCGAAATGTTCAGCAGACAGCAGACGGCCATTGTCGTTAATGTATCCTTCACAATGCCGAACTTTTGCAAGTGGGATATACGGGAACCCCCACCACTTGAAGCGCTGGCGCAAACCTTTCACTTGCAAGCGCATCAGACACGCCTTGCCGTGCCTCATACATTGCATCAAACGCTCTACGGTGGCCGGTTCGTGCCTAAATGGAGTCATAGGAAAATAGCATTCACATTGTACGGCAGGGTATGCACTAGACATATCCACGGAACCGACATTTTCCAAATGTAACCCCACATAATAGCGGTTTGCGTGAGTGTCACCGCCTCGGAACGCTTCCCGCAACATCTGGTAAAGGCCCCATGACGGCAAAAGGCGCTTGACCCGTTTAATGCCCCATTTATACATTGCTTCTCGGGCCATTCGTCTGACATAACCGGTGCGCGTTAGTGGTAGAGTATACAGATCGTCACCATCTCGGGTCATCTCGATTAACAGGCACTCCACTATGCACCTGACATCATTGATACAGTACGCTAGTTCTGTAGACGTTAAAGGCGTCCATGGATACCGAACTTTGGAATAATCAAGTGCCCCGGTCAATTTAGCATGTGGGGCACCCAACTGTTTGCCCCAGGCATCAAGGGACAAATTGCTGTGCCGCATACTGCATCGGTACTCAATAGCGCGATTGTCGCATTTTAAGACCCTACGGGGTTTGCTGGCGAACACATCACCCGGGCCAAAATCCAGAATACCCGACAAATATTGAAATTCATGTGCAAGATTGTGAACGTACATGCACAAATACCAATCACCTTGCGGGCCGCTGTTTGCTTGCAAATAGTCGCTAATTATGCTTGTAAAGTGCGACCATTCGTCCCACGTCCTACCAATAATGGTTATATCCAAGCCGAGTTGACACTGCCAGATATACATTATGGTATGTGGATTGTCGTCCGCATCAACACATACTCGGCTAGTCTCAATATCAAACGCACACGGCACATTCACATATAGGCGCTTCTTGTTCGTTTTGCGTTTCTTGCCTTTTGTGTGTTTGCGGTCTAAATGCTCCATAAGCCACGGGACAGGGTTATAATTACAAGCCTCCGCCAAAACCTCCGCGCAGGTCGGCGGAACTGCTGCCGTCGCTATAGTCCCATTCTTTACCATAGTTGACCTCACCTTGCTGCCACTTTACAAAATCGTCAATACTGACATTGTAGCCGCCTTTCTCGCGCCAGTACATAACCGGCTCATCAGACGGATAGTAATATACGCCCGATGCTTTCACGATCTCCCACCACTCCGACAGAGCAGTATATTGATCTTCGGGCACGTCGGCTACATCAATACCACCGACTTTCATTTTTTGCGTGAATTCTTCACGTGCACCGCCAACGGTGGAACCTTTAGAACGCACAAAACGCGCTACATCTGCGAGCGCCTGTTCCAATGCTTTACGGTCTACTTGCATTGCCTTCAGGGTCGGAAAACCTCCGGCAAATTCTTTATAAACATCGCTGGTGCCGCTGATGGGGTCTTTTGATAGGCGCTTAATACGTTTCTGCGCAATATCGCGCAGTCGTGTATATTCTTTGCGCATCTGATTATCAGGCCAAGACTCCAAGGCATAGGGGGTATACAGCTCGGCACTGTATTTAAGGGTTGCACTTGCTTTAGCTGCGCCTACTGCCATGTTTCTTGCGATCCTTTCTATCCATTATCATATAATACCAGTTCAAAGGGTCCGCTTCAATGCCCAATACGTTGAAAATGATTTTGGCCCATTCAGAGCGGAAAAACTCAACATCATTGGTTGCGACTCCACTATATACAATGGCAGAGGCAAGATATATCATGGAGTCGTCGCAGTTCAGCAAGGATACTCTGTTATCTTTACTTTTCATGGGGCCTCCTATAATAAATATGGCCGCCGCATGTGCGGCGGCCATTGGGTAGATCAAACCAGATTCAAAGACAAAACCTGGCCTTTTTTGGTGCTGATCAGCACCGGTTTGATCTGCACCGGCTCCGTCCAGGTATCAGGAGTGCCGAGCAGCGTAAACATCCGTTTCAGAGACTGAAAAACGCCCACGGAAACGCAGGCATACGACTGACCATCTTCGGTAATGAGGACAACGCGGGGGGCAATCGTCTTACCCTCGGGGGCATCGTCCTTGCTGACCTCCACGCACTCTACAGACACATGGACCAGCGACAGCACCTCATTGACGTGCTCCTTCAACTTGTTGATGGGGTTGCTCGTCGCATTGTAGAATGCAACCGCGGCAGATCGGTCTGAGAGGTTCATATCGGTGTACCCGACACCGGTGTTCATCACATCGGATACCATCATAGCACCATTGTTCTTGGACTTCAT